CAATTACAAGGTATTGAAATGTATAGCAATCTAAAGATTATGATGGAACAAGGACTTATCAAATTCTCATCAAAGAACGATGAACTCATAAGGGGTTTAACTTCAATCCAATATGTCGTCGAGAAAGACACTAAAAACATTAAAATTCATGGTAAATACGACCATATAGTAGAAGCATTAAAAAGAGCGACATGGTTAGTAAAATGCAAAGGATTAAATATAATGGCTTTTTGTTAGATTCAATTTGCTTCGGATTTGGGAGAGAAGATGATTTATTAAGAAATGAGAAGATTTTTAGGAGCTTTATGAATTTCAAACTAAATCTATTCATAATACAAACAATTATAAATATAAGGGTATTACTTTTTTAATGGCACATACAGGAATATACGCGACATCAGCGGAATGTATCTTCAAGATGGGGAATGGTTATGATTCTACGAATGTTGATGAAGATAGAATAAATGAGTTATGTTTACAATGTCAGAGTTTTATTAACGACTTATGCCGACAAGTATTCGCGGCAGACGCAACAGCTTTCACAGCCCTAGACGCAGGGAAGAAATATTTATTATCAGAAACAGTCTCTTGTTATGCTGGATTCTATGGGGCGATGTTTGACGCAAAAGGTTATGGTTCACAGAGGGAGCAAGAGAATATTATGAATACGAACTGGGCGAGGTTCGTTCATTGCATAGGCTTACTTAAATCACAGGAGACAGTAACGTTCATCAAATAATGGCAGACCAGTTAATTACAGGAACAACATTAGTAGAAAAAGAAAGTAGAAGTATTGGAGATATACCTATAAGTGGAGTTGTAGAGTGGGATGATTCAATACCAGGGACTCCAAGTCTACCAGCGGGATTCTTATTATGTAATGGAGACACAATAGTAGATTCTCTCTCCCCAATCAACGGACAAACACTCCCAAACCTAAACACTCAATATTTAAGTATAAGCGGAATAGGTTTTAGTGCAGACGAACCGGATGTAGACGACGTTGCTTACAATGGGACAACAGGAAGTTTAATATTACACGGGTCGGCGATAACTCCAATGGGTCAAGTACAACTGCCACACGGAGCAACAGTAACGGCGGTAATAGTATATGCAAACGTATCGACAGAGGGTTTCTTACTTAGAAGCAGTCTATTAGTTAATAATACAACACTGATAGAGCACGCAGATGGAACACTAAACTCAGAAACGACGACGATAACAACCCCAATAATCGATAATACAACAAGACAATATCATATAATGGCAGACCAACTGGACGCTGGGGACATAATCTATGGGGCAAAAATTACTTACACACCGAGAAATAAATTTGTCATGAGGGTTCGATAATGGAATTAGAAACAAAAGAAGAAAAAGATGAAAGAGTTAATAATAATGAAATACTAACTACAAAAATAAAAGACCTTACAGAGAGAGTAAAGGCGCTAGAAAAATAATGGCACATGATTTCGTGAGATTCCCAGAACTAACGAACAACCAGATGAATCTCTATTACTTCGACAGCCCGCACCAACAGATTGCAGAGGATTTTTGGGCGAAAGTGGAGAAAGTCCACGACGGAGATACAATAAGGGTAAGTGTCCCTTTTAGAGACTTCAGTTTCCCAATACGATTCTCAAACATTATGGCAAAGGAATTAAGTGAGGGCGGTCATGCAGGGAGAGACTTTTTAGCAAACCTAATACTAGGAGCAGAAGTAGAGATTATTTTAGATAAGAAAAGAGTTGGGAAATATGGGCGACTTCTTGGACGAGTAATGCATAAAGGTTTTGATATTGGTGAGGAGATGATACAAAACAACTTCGCAGTCGGAGTGTGGAAAGAGCAAATGGGAATTAAAGACTTGAGGATTACACTAGACTTATAATGGGAGATTCAAAAGTAGATTCAATGACGGCAGGAAGCAGCGATAATGTAATTGATGACTTCTCGGTAGATACTGCGGACACAGACGGAACTACATCACAAAAAGAAACTGAATGGCAGAATGTAAAGTGGAGACAACAATACGGATATTTCACACAGATTGCAGAACTGAACGCAACAATCAACGCAAAATCAACATGGACTATCGGGAAGGGATTTAAGGCGGACGAAGTAACAGAAATGCTTTTAGATACAATCAAAGGAAATGGAATGGACACATTCAACACAATCCTAGAGAATATGATTAGAACATATTACATAGGGGGAGATTCATTCGCAGAGATTATTCGGGATGATGAAGGAAACCTAATTAATCTTAAATGTTTGAATCCGGGAAAAGTTAAGATAGTAACAGATAAGAAAGGAATGCTAATAAAATACAAGGTAGCAACTACAAAGACAGAAAAAGACGAAGAATTTAAACCCGAGGAGATATTTCATCTTGCACGGAATAGAATAGCAGACCAAGTGCACGGAGTATCAGTTATCGACAGCGTCGAGAATATTATTCTTGCTAGGAATGAAGCGATTGATGATTATAAAACTGTAATGCATAATAATGTATTCCCTAGATGGAAGTTCAAATTAAAGACAGATGACGCAGTAGAGATTGCAGCATATAAGGCGAAGATGGATTTAATAACTGCTACAAAGACACAGAATATTTATGAACCGTTTGATGTATCGGAGAGTGAATTAGTAACCGTAGCGCCAAATGCAACTCTAGACCCTAAGACATGGATTGACGCACAAGGAGACTTTTTCTACGAAGCGGTGGGCGTGCCGCAAATCATCTTGGGCGGGAGTGGCGAGTTTACCGAAGCGTCGGCTAAAATCGCTTACCTCGCTTTTCAACAGAATATAGAAGAAGAACAACTATTCATAGAGGAGCAATGTTTATCACAACTTAATATAGTAATTGAATTAGAGTTCCCTGTAAGTTTGGAGAATGAATTATTATCAGACAATAAGAAAGACGGAGACATGACAGAATCTAAACCATCAGAAACTACTGCGGGGTCGGGTCAATGATGGAGGATTATGTAGCCTTACTATCAAACTTCGGTTTTCCGATTGTTATGGTTTTATGGTTTATGATAAGAACTGAGAAAGTAATTAAGAACAATACTGAAATAATGAAGGAGGTTATTAAAAAATTATAATGGGACATACAGATTTATCAACAGCAGCGGGGAGGGCAAGGGCAAAGAAAGAGTTTGATGAAGTTAAGAGAACTCGGAAGGAAACCAAGCAGACAGAGAGTGAAGCAACAATCAAGAAAAGGATTGATAAGAAAAGTGTTGAGAGAAATAAAAGAATCAACAAGAAACGAAAGTCAGATATTAAATCGGGAAAAGTAAAAGATAGGGGAGAGATTGGGGAACCAATAGAACCTCAAGAGATTGGGGAACCAATAGAACCTCAAGAGAAGAAAGAAGGATTACAAGCACCAAACGAAGAAGGAGTTATTGATTTAACACAACAAGGACAAAGGGAAGATGAAGAATTCACAACAGGCGATAAATTAAAGGCATTGGGAACAGGAGCAGTAATTGGCGGAGCGTTAGGATTTGGAGCAGTAGCAATAGGGGCAGGGGGAATAGGAGCAGCAGCGTCATTATTATTTGGAAGGACAACACAGGCAGCAGCAACAAAATTACTAACACACACACCAACACCGGGAGCGACAATAACTGTTAATGGAGTTAAATCATCAATATCCAATATAGCAAACACAGCAGTAAGAAACGGAAGATGGTCAAGTGTTGCAAACAACGCAAAAAACTTTTTACTGAAAAAAACATATTTACAAAAATTAGCAGCAACTACAAAAGACCCAAGACTACATTTAGCAATACTAGGGTCGGTTTTATACACCTCTTTATTTTGGGGGCAGAATGAAAAAGGAGACGCATTAACAACATTAGGAATAAACCAAAACACAGCATTAAAGAATGGGGACTGGGAATCAGTTGAGGAGATTGACGCGATGATACAAGAAACATTAAATATTACAGCAGGGAAACCAATAATTGGATTTTTAGAAAGTGAGTGGGCAAAATTTGAAGCGGCAGCAAAAACGAGTGAGGTAAATATGAAAGAAGCTCAAAAGATAAAGGAAGAACAATTAAGGATTGAAGAACAAGGGGAAAGTGATTTTGCGAAGGAAAGAAGGGAATCAGATGAAGCAGCAAGGGAAAGAGATGTTGCAGCACAAGAAGAAGATACAGCAAGATATGATAAAATTAAAGCAGATAACGACGCAGAGAAATTGGCAGATGTAGAAATAATGCAGGAAGTTTGGAGACTAAGAGGGTTAGGTGGAGAAGATAATAAAGCAAAGGCAAATGAATTAGAAAAAACAGCATACACGAATTAGAAAGATTTATAAAGACCGTTACGCTATATTTATATGTCCGATGAAACAACCGATGAGAGTAACAAGGAAGGAGAAGAAACTAATACAGACGTTACGCCAGTTGAAAAAGTTACTGAGAATTATGAAGCGCTTAAAGCAGCTAATGATAAAGTTGAAGCGGAACTATTACGAGGGGAAGAACTTAAAGCTAAAATCGCACTTGGCGGAAAATCGAGCGCTGGCGAACCCGAACTATCATCAGTAGAAAAATTAGAAGCAGACGCAAAAAAAGAAGCGGATGGTATTGTAAATGCTTTTCGCTAAGAAGAAAGTAGTTGATGAAGCAAAGGCTTTTATAGAATTATACAAAGCGGGATTTCTAGATGGTTATAAAGTTAAGAAAAAATTAAGAAGTAAAACAGATTTTAAGATTCTGAATAATTATTATAAGAAGGCTTTTGAAAAAAGATTTAGTAAAGCTATAACTAAAGAGATGAAGAAGAAATAATGCACTTATATCTATACGCCAGAGGAAAATTTGAACAGGTCGAAATGTGGAAGGCACATGCACAGGCGGCATATTGGAAGTTAAGAAGAATTAATAACAAGACAAAGAAGGAAGAAACTATTTTAGTTCAAGGAGCATTAAGACCATCAGTATTGGGAGCGTTTGAATATATATTTCCTAAAGAAGCACTAGCAGAGGTTTGTTCATTCTTCGGAATTATTAATAATACAAGTTATGGATTCGGTAGGATAGGTTTGAGTTTGAGACACGCAGCATTAAGAAAGATTTTTGGATGTAAGAAAATAACAAAGAAGATATTAAAGAAAGCAAAAAAAATCCCTCCAACATTCACGACTGCGGAATTTGAGAGAGGAGGAGCAAATTGTATAATCAAGGGAGTAGGGATTCATACAATAGGGATTAAAAAGGATAAGGTCGGAGAAGTTAATGGTTATACCTACGAGTTATTATGATATGGGAATTAAGAATTTATGTTTTTATAGCAATTTCTATCAAATTGTATCAATTATGGAAAGAGGGTAAATTCCGATAAGTTTAAATAGTTATTCGATTAAGCGATTATATGACAAACGAAGCAGTATTAAGGGACAACAAGATTTTAGTTTCTAGAAGGTATACCTGTGCAACATCAACAGGGATAGCAAAGGGGACTTATTTGAAGAATGCAGACCCACACACAGCTTCGGCTTCTACGGGAACAGGAGACCCATTTGTAGGATTCGCACACGCAGATGTTAATGAATCTACTGACTCGGAATTTAATACTGACACATCTATTACAGCAGACAAAGGAGCAATGTATGAATTGTTAGCTTCGGGAGCAATAGCAGTAAACGCATATGTAAAGACAGCAGCTCCGGGTAATATGGTTATGGCTTGCACAGACGCAGATATGACAGCTTCTGTCGCAGTTCACATGGGAATTGCAAGAGAAGCAGCTTCAGACGGAGAAACAATTAATGTTGAGGTTCTTGCATAATGAATCCAACAGAGAGCGCAATAGATAGAGCAGAAGCACAAGCAAATGCAGAGAAACCAGTTAAGAAAGTTAAAAAGGAGAAAGTAGAAAATGACTGATTATGAAGTTGGAGAAGATAAGTTAAGAGCAACTACTTATGACAACGCAATTAAGCAGATAGCAATTTATTCTTATAAGATGAAACAATTAGTTTCTAGTGTAAGTTCGGGTTCTTGGAAGAATTATTTTTTCAGAGAAAGCACAGATGTCCCAGAAGGACAAGAAGGAAATGCTATTAAGGGTATTCCAAGAGGAGCAGATTTTCCTAACGCAGTATTGAGTTGGGAGCAAGTAAGTTCTAGAATTGAAAAATATGGTTTAGGCGCTATGATAGACCATGAAGATATTATTGCTAAGAACATTGATACTCGAAACAGAACAATTAAGAGAATTGCAGAGGGAGTAGCAAAGGCAGTGGACACAGAGATTTATTCTGTTCTTTCTACTGATGGAAGCATACAATCAGGAAGTCTTTACGGTGGATATTGGGATGAGACAAGCGCAGCAATAATTAAGGATTTAGCATTTATGAAGGCACAGGTTAAAAGTTATTATGATAATGCAAGTAAGTTCGTTATGGTTATTAACCCAGACGCAGAACCTTATGTTCTTCACTACATCTACGAGAAAGGCGCACAGGCGACTTCTAGTGGACAAAAAGCATTTAATGGACAGATTGGTAACCCAGCAGGAGTTTCTATCATTACAGCAGACATAGTCCCTGTAAGTTATGCTCTATTTGTAGTCCCTAAGACATGCGCAACATGGAAAGAATTAATGCCACTATCTACAAACACAGAATCATCCAAATTTCACGGAGATAAGATTGAAGCGTGTGAATATGGAGTTACAGAAGTTCACGAACCAAAACAAATTGTTTTAACAAAGATTCTAGAATAGATATATTTTTATAATAGGTATTCATTGATTATTTATGAGTGGACGAGCTGACGGACTAAACGACGTATTCGATAATAGTATAGTAGTTAAGAAAAACATAGATACTAATAGCGGGACTATTCAGAGAACGCCCACAGAAGATATTGATATTGCTAATAAGAAATATGTTGATGATAATATTGGCGGAGTTGATTGGGAAACAGACCAATCCCCTAAAGTTATTAACGCTGCGAATTATGTTGATAACAACACCCAATTAGCAGAAGCAGATATAACAACAATGGGCTTCACTAAAGATGTAGAAGTAGATTGGACAGCAGACCAAAGCCCAAGCGTAATCAATGCCGCAAACTATGTGGATAATGATACAGTTTATGATGACACAACAATCCAAGCAGCAGTTACATTAAACACAGCCAAATTTACAAATGTAGACACAGATTTAAGTGTTACAAAAAATGCTACAACTATGACAGTAGTAAGTAGTGATGGAGACAACGCAGTATTAGTTGAAGCAGATACAACTAATGCGGGAATTTTAGGAAGTGATAAGTGGGACGAGATTGTAGCAAACACAAACGCTAAGCACGCAGAAAGCCATAATATAGCTTCTCATTCTGACACTACGGCAACAGGAACAGAACTTAATACTTTAACAGATAACAGCGTGGCTAATACTTTACATAGACATAGCGAATTATCGGCAAGTGATGGAACTCCAGATAAAGTTATAGATATAGGTTCTTCGGGGATTGTTGTATTAAATACTGACTTAGTTGCGCAGGGGGGTTCTACAAATTCCTACCCTTCATCTACAATCTCAACTTATAGCACTACAAATTGGCACGGTGCTTTTATAATAAATAGAAGATATAGGGGAAGTTCTGCTTCTCCAACAACGGTAGTAAATGGAGATGTTGTTTTCTATTTTGATAATTGGGGATACGACGGGACAGATTTAGTAAGAGGTTCTCAGTTGACCTCTTGGATTGATGGAACAGTCTCCACAGGTGTTATGCCTATGGGATGGAAATTTAACACTATGAATGACGCAGGAAACTATTCAACAAGATTGACAATAAAATCAAGTGGAAATGTCGGAATAGGGGACACAACGCCAAGTCAGAAGTTAGATGTTGCTGGAACGGTTAGAGCAGATGACTTCGTAGAATTTTCCCAACCAATACCAACAGAGAAAGCAATGCCTGTTATTATGGGAATGAAGAATAAAAAAGATGGAACTTTAGACCATAAGACCTTTCCTAAATATACTAAAAAAGAAATCTTCGTCAAAGAAGTCAAAGATGATGATGGAAAAGTTATTGAAGAAGCAAAGACAATAACAAAAGAAAGCGTTAGTTTATCCGCTCAAGTAAAATATCTAATTAAGGCAGTGCAGGAACTTAACGCCAAAATAGATAAATCTTTATAATGACCGAAAGGTTTATATATAGGTAGTGAGTAGTATATATATGATAATGAAATGTAAATACTGCAAACATCAATGGGACTACAAAGGTAATTCTGAATATTATGTAACTTGTCCTCGCTGTTATAACAAAATCAAAATAGAAAGAGTGAAAGGGGGTAAAGATGGAAGAAACAATTAAGATTAAGAAGATTGATAAGAAAGAATCGGGTTTGGTTATTGTTGGTTATACTGTTAAGGGATTGGTAGCAATGCCAGTCGCAGAAGCAACACTCAATACGAAATGGCAATCACAAGAGGTTGATTTTCTAGAGAAAGATGTAGGAATCGGCGGAGAGGTTAAGGTTACTATTGTAGAAAAAGGACAATATGTAAATATAACTAAGGTTGATATGACTTCGGCAGTTAAGGGTTTAATTACTGAATCAGAGAAGATTGTTGATTCTCCAAAGGAAGCAGTAGGGTTGATGTCAGTTAAAGATACTAACATAAACGCCGGAATGATGACTAAATGCTTCTATTACGGAAACAAGGCTTCGAGTGTTGAGGAAGTATATGACAGATTTAATGCGTTTAAGAAACTAGTGGAGAACAATGGTTAAGCGTATGTGGTGTAATGGATGGAAATATAAGTTTTATTTAATATGGTAAAAGCTACAAATAAAGAAAAACAATTAGTTCACCAATTTGTGGAAGTTTTAAGGCAAATTAAAGGAATGGGTAAGAAGAGTATTGACTTAGAAAAATTAGCTAAAGGTTGGGAAATTGAATATGGCATTAATAAAGTATGCCCTTATTGTAAAAATAAGATTATTTAATTAATTAGTCCCCATTTTTGAAGGGGTTCATAGTCATCAAGGGAAAGTGTTGTCGCTAGCACGCCTGGCTAATACTCAGGAAGATAGGGTTGAAGTCCCGTCCTTATTGATTGCACACGAAGATTGGAACTTTTAAGGGCAGGTTCGATTCCTGCCGTGTGCATTGGGCGTGTATCGTCTTGACACTGGGAAAGACTGGGGCGAAGGGGGTTATCCCCCTTCACTTTATAATCATGGAAATGACAATAGCATGGGCGATAGTATTAGGGTGTTTTTTTATAGCCTTAGGACTGTCTAACAAATAATGGCAATACATAAAGACATCAAAGAAAGAATCGGATGGTTTAAGGAGCTGTGGGAGCATATACTTATCGAGATGGATGGGGATAAGGAACTGGCTAGACCTGTGTATAAGAGAGTGTTGTTTGAGGAGAAATGGAAATAATGGGGAGAAATTTAAAAGGCAAATGCTGGAATCATGGAATGGCAAGAACAAGGAGAAATGAAGAGATTAAAAAAGATTTAGATAAAAGAGGAACTATGAAATATGAATATATGGGTTGTTATGAATGTAATGGATTTGATTGGAAATGTGAGAATTATATTTGTTTTAATGAAACTTATGGGGAAAAGAGAAATGAAAGATAAGAAAGAGAAACAAGAGGAATTGTCCTTAATGAACTGGACTGATTTCGCAATTAAACTACACAAGATGGTAATGCTTGGCACGCAGGACGCTGCTCCCACTCGCAGGTAAATCTTCGCCCCTCGTGGGCAAAGAACTAGGCTTGCTTCGCAAGCATACTAATAGCAAAGATATATCCTACTCCTTCCGCACTCCGCCCCCTGCTTACATGAAAAGGGTTTCCGCACCTCTTCTACTCTTGCGGAGCAGAGGTGCTCTTAATTAAATAAATATAGGAGGTAAAGATGGAATTCGATATAAAAACAATAGAGAAAACTGCAAGATTCTTTAAGTTAAGATTCCCAGAAAAGGACTTAATATTTGAGATGGAATGTGGTTATTTCTTCGAATGGTGTGATAGATTCGAGAATAAGAACGTAAAGCAGTATTGCGACCAAGAGAGTTTAAAAGCAGTTTTGAAATTAGAGAGAGATGAATGAGTGTCAGGAGTGGCAGAACTTGATGTGGTTGTATAGGAATTGGTGTTATTGGAATTTGATTTTGGTGGGGGCTTAGTGGCTCTCACCTCTTTTTTTTGCTGTCTATAGTGCTCCTGTCGTAAA